CTAAAATTTATAAAATCAATTCTAAGCCACCTAGCAAGCCCTACAGTCAATTTTAAAACTCACTAGGCAACCTTTCTATCAAAAATCTTTTTTGAGATTCTCATACGACTTGTAATAAAGTCATTTTTTAATTGTTTTTCCAAAAATTCTTTACTGCTGCTACATAGTATTTTGCTAGTTCTTTTTTTGTTACTTCCAATTTTTCCATGTCTTCTGAATTTGTTATAAATCCGCTTTCAACTATGACACAAGGCGTTGAAGTTTTTCTCAAAAGAGTTGCCCCTCTGTCTTCATAATTACGAGGCAAGATTTTTCTATCTTTCAAATGTGTTGCTTTAATATTAGCTTCCTGTAAAAATTCCGCAAGTTCCTTACTTCTTTTTGAGTTGTGCCAATATAACATTTCCGCACCTGAAGCTGTTTTATCAGCTGCATTTAAATGAAATGATAGTGTCACATCTCCTTTATTTGCAAGTCCATTTATCTTTTGTGGCAAAGTAGAATAGTATTCTTGATAAACTACAACATACTCTACACCTTGATTTTCACATTCTTTTTTTACATAGTTTTCCACAAAATCCTTATTCCAAGCGTGTTCCTCAAAACCATTTCCACATGCCCCTGGATCTCTTTTCACTCCACCGTGTCCTACATTCAATATTACTTTCATTTATATCATCTCCTTTAAATATTTTTCTTTTCTATCAACACGATTCAACCATCCAGTCAAAAAAACTTTCTGTGTTGGATTATATTCAACTACAGAATGATAAAATTTTCTCTGTATGTCGTGGTAATCTCTCAAAAATTCTTCTGATTTTCCTTGTTCTTCCACTTCATTCAAGGCTTTTATAGTCTTGCTTCCCGAAACACCGTCCACAACTAGATTATAGCCAAAATATCTGTTTAACGTTACTTGTGCCTTTTTAGTTGCCCATTTTCCTGAGTTAAAACTCCAATCACATATTGATAATGCAACTTTGTCATTTTTTACTTCGTTTAAACGATTTTTCAGGTAATAGTCTTTTTCAAGTATTCTTTTTGCAAAATCTTGTGTTAAATTTTTCATAGAGCCATTGTATCCGTTTCTTCTTGCTTCCTCTTTTGTAACCCCCCAAGTTGTTTCTCCACCCTTGTCATTCTTGTCGTTGGTATAGCCACCCTCGACAGCCAACATAAAGCTGAAAATCTTGTTAAATCTATCCATCTGCATCACTTCCTTTTATTAATTTTGAAAAAAATCTTTTACATTTAAATCTGACATTTGTTCAATAGTGTATCTGCTGATTCCAACTACTGCCATTTGCTCTGCCATGTCAGCGATTTCTAAAATGTCCTGAATCTTTTTAGCCAAAACTTTTAATTCAGCTCTATTCAGTTCAATAAACTCAACCATTTTTTTGTAATTCAAAACTTTTACTTTTTCTATTTTGTCCTGTTCTAAAGTCCACATCAAAGACATTTTTAGAGACAAACTGTTTCTATTTCTTTCATTATTTTCAAATGTGTATTTTTGGCTATCTTTTTCAATTTCAAGCGGCTGATTCAAAAAATTTGATTTAGCTTCTACCAAGTCTTTCAATGCTTTTTCCCTTAACTCTCTTAATTTTGCGTTCAATAAATCATTGTCAACTTTCCAAGTATGAGAGTCTTTATCCCAAATGCTCCAGCCATTTGGCTTTGCTATTGTTACAATTGTTTCATTAACTTCATCCAAATAACTTCCATCGCTTAAAACTGTCTTGCCAGCTTTTATTTTTTCAACTTCAGTCATTTCTCTAAGTTCTCCAGTTTTTTTATCCAAAACGGGATTTGAAAGTAAAGATGTTGAAAATTTCATAGTTTCTTCGTTCCAGTCAGGATAAAACAAGTTTGGATTTTCCTTAAATTTATCAACTCCAGTCGTAACTGGCTGTGCTATGCACTCCATTGTTGCGATTAAATAAATGTAAATTACTGTCATTTTTATCACTCCATTTCTTTATTTTTTATGGTTTTTATTCTGTGCCAATTTACTAATCTGTACAGAATTTACAAAAATATTTACTGATTTATTTATAAAATAGATTAAGCGTTATAAGTTACTAATACCTTGATTGTATTAATCGCTAAATCTTTTAAATTGCCATCACCGCCAACTCGGATCACATTATCGTTATAATCTAAATTTGCATATTCTGATGTTGTCAATAAGTTGAAACAAGTTACAGCAATTATTTTTCTTATATTTATATGAGAAGGCAATGGCACAAACCATTCGCTTTTATTATAATTTGCAAAATATCCAGCGAATGATGATGCTGTTAATATTTCACTTTTGCACAAATTTTCCACTTTGTCCAAAATTGGCTTATTCGATATTGGTCTAAATTTCCCGCTATCGTTGTATGTCAGACTGTTGTCTTCTATGCATTCGTAGTAAAATTTTGTCACACTGTCATAATAAAATTTACCTTTTGCCTTGTTTCCGATATCTTGTATATTTCCACCAAATTGCAATCCTAATATTTCAGCCAATCTCGAACTAACTAAATAATTTTCATCCGCATATTTTTTTGTAATATATGTTATACTTGGATCAATAACTGCTGTTACATTTGCAACTTGATCTACAATAATCGTATCTACATATTCAATTTCTACGACATTGTTAGCTGAGAAAGGTGGTACAAAATCTGGGCTAGTTGAAATATTGTAAGCATAAAGTATTTCAACGTTATCATTTCCGTGTGCAAATATTCCTAACTCTTTGATATAAAACCCTGTTGTTACTGATTTATTGGTCAATAAAGCGTTAATTTCACAAGTTCCATTTCTTTTTACGTTTATATTTAAAATTGGCAATGTTGTGATTTGATTGACTAATGCTGTTCTTTCTCTTTCGGAAGTTAATGATGTTCCATCTCCTATCGCCATTTTAGTAAATGTTATTGTTTCTCCCACTAATCCTTTTGCTAATAATTCTCTTCCTTTTTCTGTTAAAATAAATCCGTTAAATTTTGCCATAATTTACCTCCTATCTTATTTCTCTCAGTACTCTTGTTCTGTGTACCGTTCCAAAATTTTCTGTTATAATTTCATTTGGAATATTTATGTCAGTTGAGTTCAAGTAATATTTCTTTTTATTTTTTTCAACAAAACCATAATAATTTTTCTTTTCCTCTTTTCTCAAAAGCCTTATTCCTTCAAGCCAAGAACGAATATTTTTATACTGCTCTACAACTTCAATTATTTTCTTGTAGCCTTCATAATCTGATAAATTCCCATCTGTATTTACTTTAAAATATCCAGGATTTCCTCCATATTTAAACCATTCTATTATTTCAACGTTTCCATTAAATAATATTTCACATATTTCTTTAATTCCGCCTACAGTCCCTTTGTTAAAGTGTGAAAAAACAGACCTTTTTATTAATTTTATTTTAGTATCTCTTGTGATATTAGAATCAATGTAATCAACATGATATTCCCACATCAAAAAATCTAATTCTACATCATTTAACTCTGATAACTCCAAAAAAAATTTTCTTTTAATCGCATCATGTTTCTTTTTAATAGCAAAATTTATAGATTCATAAATCCAAAGGGTTGTTTTATCATTCAAAGTTGACTTCGCTGCTATATCTATTAAGTTCAAATTATCAATAGTTATCATATATTTTCAACTCCTAAATAATTACTTGTAACACTTGTATTCTCTGCTATTTCATTAAAATCTAAAACTCTAAATGTTGGACTTCTTAATACAACTCTTTTCACTCCAGCTAATTTTAGCAATTTTATAAGCTCGTCTGGATTAATATCTCTCCCCATTTTATTTTGTTGCCAAGTCTTAAACTCTTTTACAGATTTTTCAACATTATTTTTAATAACATTTACAAGCGTTTCATTAGATTTATCAATGTAGTAGTCAAAATCAATTGTGTATGATGTTTTTATAGCTTGTTTTACTGTCACATTATCCGTTAAAGGCCTTATGTTGTCAGTATTCAGCATTTCTTCAATTCTCTTTTTAAGTTCATTTGTAAGTGTCAAAGAATCAGTTAAAACATAAATATCTACATTTGTTGCGCTTGGACTGTATGCCACAACATCAACGATATTCGTACTTGTTGACTTAGCCCAAAATTCATAAGCCCCTTTACTTCCAGCCGTTGTGAAACTTTCAGGGATTTCTCTGATTCTAGCTCTATAATTGTCGTCTTGCTCTATTTCAGCTCCGTTATTTGATGCCGTAATGTTCTCAACCTTGTCATAATGCGGGAAAATGTCAACCATCGTATTAATTTGTCCAACTGGAATATCATTCCCAACAGTTCCTGATGTGTTGCAAGTCGCAATTCCGTCTACATACAAATCTCCTTTTTCTATTTTATATTGTTCATCAGTCGAAAAATATAACTCATTGTATTGAATCCTTGACCCTTTTGGAATTATTATGTCTGTCGCTTGAATATCAGTAATATAAAATCTAAATGTTGCTACGGCTGGTTGTTCTACAAGTCTTTTACCTCTATTTCCATAGAATTCTCCTTTCAAATCTAACCGCTCATTTCTTGCAAATCTTAAATAATTCTGTTTCATTTCATCGTTGTATTTTTCTTCTCTTAATCCAAATAAATACGCTACCGTTTCAAAGATAAGCGTTTCTGGACTTGATTCAGTTAATTGCCTTCCACTCAGCTCCTGAAACTTATCAATCATATCTCTTTTAAGTTCCCACGAATCCGCATCTATAATTTCATATTCTTCATTTGATATTTCACTCAATGTTTACCACCTCAATTCCTAATTCGATATCAAAATCATTATTATATGTATCTTTCATAATGATTCTAGTTTGTCTTAAAACAGCCCTCGGCTCATATTCTCGTATAATTTTAGTCAAGTGGCTTGTAATCCTATTCTGCACAACATTAATGTTCTTATCAATCAAATCACTGTCAAATGCAAAATCTCGATTGAGTGGCTGTTCTTCTTTGCAAACTCTTAAAATCATTCCTACATTTGTAACTACTTCTTCTAAAGTGTTTTTTGGATTATAATTTATTTCTTCAGAGCTATTTACTGTTATCATTATTTACAGCCTCCTTCTGCTCATTCTCGATGTCATCTTGATTCTCTTCAGTGACTTGCTGATTTTTTTGTATTTTTCTTTGTTCGATTAATTGATTATACAACTTAGGATTTTCAATATACTCTTTAAGCGTAATATTCAACTTGACAACATCAAATCCACCCTCTTCTTTGTTAAAATAACTGCTTTCTTCTGATAATTCT